ACACCAACGCCAACACCAACTCCCACACCAACTCCCACACCAACTCCCACACCAACACCAACACCAACGCCAACACCAACACCAACACCAGTTGCACCAGGATACTGTACAATGCCTAACGTAGTCGGTCAGTCAGCAACCGCAGCAGGTGCTGCAATTAATGCTGCAGGACTTCTTTATGAATTTACAACTTATACATCAGTAGGTGCTACTGCAGAAAATAATCAAACTGTTAAGTCTCAAGATCCTGCAGGAGGAACAGTAATTCTTTGCAACAGCAATACTGGATTAACTATTTATCAGTACACTGCAACCCCAGCACCTACTCCTGTAACTCCTACTCCTACTCCCGTAACTCCTACACCTACACCTGTAACACCTACTCCTGCTCCACCAGTAAACTGTACAATGCCTAACGTAGTAGGTTTATCAGAAAGTGCAGCAGCAAGTGCAATAAACTCTGCAGGACTTCTTTATGAATCTACAACTTATACATCAGTAGGTGCTACTGCAGGAAACAATGGGACTGTTCAATCTCAAAGCCCATCAGCAGGATCTTCAGTATTATGTAACAGCAATACTGGATTAACTATTTATCAGTACACTGCAACCCCAGCACCTACTCCTGTAACTCCTACTCCTACACCTGTAACTCCCGTAACACCTACTCCAACTCCCGTAACTCCCGTAACACCTACTCCAACTCCCGTAACTCCCGTAACACCTACTCCAACTCCCGTAACACCTACACCAACAGCAGCACCTGTAGTAACATTGTGTTGCTTTGGTACTTGTGCTTGCGAATGTGAAGACTTCCCAGCGGGAACTCAATATGAAGACCACTGCTAACAGATAGGAATAAATACATGCAAAAAAAAGAAGTTGCTCCAGGAATAGTTGTCTATGATAATGTAATTAAAGACTTTGAAACACTTGTAAAAGACATTGAAGAAGGCATGGAGTCGGCAAGCATAGAATGGCAAGATGCATATGTAAAAAATGATTCAGGTGTATCACTTGATAAAAAAATTAGAGATGTAAAAAGTATAGGAATTGAAAAATCAGAAACTGGATTTCAAAATCCTAAAAAAGAGTATTTTTATAATAATTTGTTTAAAATATTTGACGATGGGTTTTCTGTGATAGAAAATGATTATAAAAATACTTACGGAATACAAACATTTTGGCATGACAAATATCAAATATTGAAGTATGGAAAAGATCAGCATTTTAGCAATCATATTGATGATAATCCAACTTATCACAGAAGAGTTTCTACACTATACTATTTAAACGACAACTATTTAGGGGGAGAAATAAATTTCCCAAGATTTAACTTAACAATAAAGCCTTTGGCAAATCAGATGATACTTTTTCCATCTACATACGTTTATAATCATTCAGTTTCTCCAGTTGTTGAGGGTGAAAGATATGCAGTTGTAAGTTGGCTAAGATGAAAGATCCACAAGTAGTAAAAGATTTATTTAATACATCTGATTTTTTATTTTTAAAAAATACTATGTTTAACTCTCCAAAAGATAAAAACAATTATGACAAAGGTTTTGGAAGATATTATGTAAATCATGAAATACTTCAAGAATACACTGAAAAGGCTTTGCCTATTGCTAGAGAATGTTTTAAAAGCGAAACACTTTTACCATCTTATACATTGTTTGCACACTATGAAGGACAAGATCCTGCCCCAAGTTTGTATAAGCATAAAGATGATAATGCCTGCACATATACACTAGACTTATGTGTTTACCAGAATGAACCATGGGACTTGTGGGTAGAAGATAAGAACTACACACTGTATCCAAATCAAGCACTTGCATATTATGGAAATGATCAAAAGCACTGGAGGGAAAAGTTTCCAAACCCAGAAACAAATAATGTTGCAATGATATTTTTTCATTTTGTAGAGCCAGAGCATTGGTGGTTTACTAAGTCTCCAACGTATATTGATGTAATTAGAGGCAAGGTTTCAGAAGATGCATGGAAAACCCAAAATGGAAGAAAGTAGCATAGACTTAAACAAAGTTATAGTTATAAATAAATACTTTAACGAAGACTATTCTTGGGATAACTTTATTAATTGTATTAACGATGCCTATGATTTAAATGATTCAAATAATAGGGTAGAAGAATCTAAACAGGTAATTGGAAAGGTAAACTTCTGGCAAAAATTAACAATGACATTAGACAACATAGATAGTAAAAATTTTCCAGGCATTGAAAATAAACTAGAAAAACTAAAAAAATTACATTTTGATCTAAAAGGATCAAGCAAATGCACAGGATACTTTGGTGCTGTCAGCCTTACAGATAAAGAGCCAACAACTGGAAAACATAGCGATCCAATAGATGTTATTTATTGTCAATTTGTTGGATCAGTAACATGGACTGTATTTGATGAAAATAAAAGTAATGTTTTTATACTAAATCCAGGAGATATTATATATGTTCCAAGATCTGTTGTTCATGAGGTAAAATCTTCAAATCCAAGAGCAGCAATATCTTTTATGTTTGAGGCATCATGAAGAATGCAATAGTTTACTCATTTCATCTTAGATCAGGAATTCTTAAAAATTTACACTGCTACAAACAACTAAGATATTCAATAGACACTTTAAGAAAATTCAATATTAATATTCCAGTTTACGTATATATATCTCCATCAAATATAGAAACATCTGATTTAGGGTTTGATAAAAATGTAAACATTGTAAAGTTTGATGTTGAAGATGACGGTGGATGGCCAGAAGACTGGGTTAAACGTGGTTATCTAGAATTTTTAAAACATAGATGGGAAAACGCAATTGATTCAATACACTCATATGGCTTAGATAATATTCTTTATTTAGATACAGACACAGTATTTCACGGAGACCCTGAAGTATTGTTTGCAAAGCATGGATCAACAAAACACATGTGGGCAAAGCCAGACAATAGCAATGATTTGATGACTAAAGTTGAGGTTTGGCCAGGGATGAATGATGGACAGTTTATTTTAAGTAAAGAGTTGGCTAACAAAGACATGCTGTCCCATATGAAGTTTTATGTAAACCATATACTGTCTAGACATAAAGAAAAACTTACAGATCAGGAATATGGAGATCTTTGCTGGGTTTCTACTCAATATTCTATTTGGGATTTTTTCCAAAACCATAACAACCCCGTAAAGCATTTTGACGAAAATGAAGTAATGCTTCATCAAGAGCCAGAGTACAAAGATACAAGCAGGCTTATCGTTCATCATTATTATAATGGAAACACTAAAAAATTTTTACCAAAGGAATATTTATGAAAAGTTTAAAGATTATTTCTCAAAGTTTAAACTATCCAAGTGATAAAGACACAGTCCATAACTATTTGCCAGTTTATCAAGAAGAGTTTGACAAAATAGAAAATATAAAAATATTAGAATTAGGAGTTTGCTACGGAGGGTCTTTAATACTTTGGCAAGATTTTTTTGTTAATTCAGAAATTCACGGAATAGACAATGTAAAGTATACAGAAGAACAAATTCCTGGCATACTTCACTTTGGTAAATATGAAGACCTGCACCCTAACTTTGAAGATAACTATTTTAATTATATTGTAAATGACTCAATGCATTATGCAAAGGAACAAGTAGATGCTTTTAGACTATACTATTCAAAATTAAAGCCTGGAGGTAAATTTTTTATGGAAGACATTCGAAATATAGAAAATGTTTTAGAAATTATAAAAAATCTTGAAGGTTACACATTTAAAGTTTATAATATGAACAACAGTTCTATTTCTCAAGATAGTATAATTCTGGTAGTCTATAAGCCATGAAAGTTTTAATAACTGGGGTAGCAGGTTTTATGGGTAGCCACCTTGCAGACGAATTTATAAGTCGTGGTCATACCGTCATTGGGATTGACAATCTTATTGGTGGGTATTATAAAAATGTTCCAACTGGGGTTAAGTTTTATGAAAAAGATCTTGGAAACTTTGAAGAAATTGAGGGACATTTTGAAGGTATTGATCTTGTAGTTCATACAGCCTGCACAGCCTATGAAGGATTGTCTGTGTTTTCCCCTGCGCTAGTAACTAGAAATACTTCTCACATAACAACAGTTGCTCTTAGTGCATCAGTCAAGCACAATGTAAAAAAGTTTGTTTATATGTCTTCTATGGCTAGATATGGTACACAAGAGACTGTGCCTTTTACTGAAGACATGACTCCTAAACCACAAGACCCATATGGCATTGCTAAATATTCATCAGAGTTGCTCATTAAAAATATTTGTGAAACACACGGCATGAAGTATGTAATCCTCGTCCCGCATAACATCATTGGCCCCCGCCAAAAATATGATGATCCTTATCGAAATGTTGCATCAATTATGATTAATAGAATGCTTCAAGGAAATCAGCCAATTATTTATGGAGATGGTTCTCAAATGAGATGTTTTTCGTTTATGCAGGATGTTGTTGACCCCCTAATGCTTGTATGTGAGACCAATGTTGCTGATGGAATGATTATTAATATAGGGCCAGATGAAGAGTTTATAACAATAAACGAACTTGCTAAAAAGATTTCCAGTATTCTTAATTTTAACTTAGACCCAATATATATGCCTGGAAGACCACAAGAAGTTATAAATGCAAACTGTTCTGCAGATCTTGCAAGAAGTATTTTAGGGTATAAAACAAAAAAATCTTTAGAGTCTGGATTAGCAGATCTTTGTTCTTGGATTCAATCTCAAGGGGCTAAAGATTTTTCCTACCACCTGCCCTTGGAGTTCGTAACAGACAAAACTCCAAGGACATGGGTAGAGCATATTATTTAGGAAACTTATTCATCCACATTCTGGTCTTAGGGGTAATACCCTTCCAAGAAGACCAATCGTCCCCACCCTTTGTCATGTAGTATGCAATCTCTGCATTTTTGACGGGATTGAATAGTTCAGCATTTGATTCAAGATCAAACTTGGTTCTACGATCAGGACCAAGTGTATCAATCATATTAATTTGGAACATACCATAAGACGAGTCTCCAGTCTTGTGATTGCCATTAAAGGCCAATGGTCGTCCATTAGATTCTTTCTTTGCTACTGCCCAAGCGACTATAAGGTCCTTACCTTTGAAGCCAACAAGTGAAAGCAGTTGTTTTAGTTCTATATCTGTTAGAGAAGTCTTATTTTCAAAACTCTCCAACATTTTTGCTTTAGAAACCAAAAAAACCTCTTTCGAGGCGGTTTCCGATGTCTGAGCCTGTTCAAGGCTAAGATTGTTCTTAGTGTCTAGTTCTGAAGTAGCATTAGCATTAGACATAACTGATACTAACAGAACGATACTGAGTGTGCTAATGATCTCTTTGTTTCTTTCGATAAATTTAATCATAGTTTCCTCCTTAGAAAACAATAACACCTTGATAGGTGTTACTTACTAGTATAACATAAAAATTTGTCAAAAGTCAACTTTAGAGGGTGGTATAATAAAGATTATGGCTACAGGCGTATCATCTAATTATCCTACTATGAAGTATCCACTTGCTTCTGATCCCGTGAACGTACACGGAGACATTAAAGTCCTTGTTGATGCTTTAAATGATATTCTGCCTCCATTGGGATACGGCGCATCATATTTAGATGTTAGAAATACAACTGGATTAACAATTCAGATTGGTACCCCCGTTTTTATTAGCGGGAGCGTAAGCGGAAAATCATTAATAGAAAAATACAATCCATCAAGTGTGTCTCATAATCCAGATGTTCCAATTCTTGGTTTGGTAAAAAGCAATATTTTAAATAATACAAACGGTCTTGTAATTGTTTCTGGTGTTTTAGAAATGAACACAACGCATCTAGGTCCCGCTGGAACAAAGATTTATGTAGACAATACTGGAACCCTTGTTGCAGGTCGACCACTTAATGGACCAGCAAGATATATAGCGGTTGTTGCTATTCAGTCAGTTACTGGAATGTTAATAGTTCAAACTAAAGGAAACGGCACTTGGGGCGCTCTAAAAGACGGCTTGTCGTGATATAATAAACTATGGCAACTTTAAGAGGATCTCAAACATCATACGACATAGGCAATGCACCACCAACAGTTATTTGGACTGTAGTTCGTGGAGATACTTCTGGGTTTAAGGTTTATGTAACTGATGATGCTAAAGTTCCTTTGATCCTAAAAGGCGCGGGATCTGAATGGGATATTGCTATGAAGATTAAGAGACCTACTTCATCCCCTGGAATTATTACAGACGCTGCAACATTGGTTTTAAATTTATACCCAGTTGCAGACGAAGATGACCTTGTTGGAGAGTTTACGGTTTGGCTTACAGCAGCAGAGTCAGTACAACTTCAAACAGGAGACATCTTTGACATTCAAGTGTCAGACCCTACAAGAGTTTGGACGGTTGCCCAGGGTAGCCTAAAGATTCTTGAAGATGTAACAGATTAATGGCCACAGTATTAATACTTGATGAACTTAACGGTAAAACAAAACAAATTTTTCCTATTGACTACCCTTTAATTCAGGTAGAAGATTTTACAAGAAACACTCTAATTACAGAAGTCCTGCCTTTTAGAGTTAAGTTTTCAGCAATTCAAATACAGGCTATTGGTTTGGGTAATACTCCAGGCATTGGGCTTCAAGTAATTGGCTACAGCAACTACATTCTATAAAAATATCATTAAAACGTATGTTACAATTACCACATGGCTAAGATATCAATCGCAAGTGTAAAATCCCTGTTTCAGACAGGTGACAGACCTACTCAAGAAAATTATGTAGATCTAATCGATACCGCAACTGCTCAATCAACAGATTTGGGTTCTGCAGGTAATAACGAAGTTACAGTCAACGGGATTGAAAACGTAACTGTTGTTGATAACTTTGATGCTACAGAGTGGCGCATGGTTAAGTATATTATTTCAATAGCAAAGACCACTGCAGGAGCCAACAAGTTCTATTCAACAGAATTAACAATTCTTGTTGACGGAATAAATATAAATGTTACAGAATATGCAACAATCGACAATGATGGGAATATTGGCACCATTAATGTCTCCCGCACTGGAAATACCGTGGCTTTATCAGTCACTCCAGTAAGCGGTATTACACCTATAACAGTTCGTTATGCACGAATTGGTTTAAAGGCTTAAGGAGATATAAAAAATGGCAACAGTAAATAAAAATTTCAAGATCAAACAAGGTCTTGTCGTTGAAGGATCTACCGCAACAGTTGGTGGAAATAACGTACTTGTAGAAACAGCATCAGACCAATACATCATTGATTTAATTGGTGGAGAAACACTTGTTACCTCCGTTGAATCAACACAGATGGAAGTTATTGCTGGCGAACTAAATATTAAATCAGGAGTATTTGATGTATCAGGTGCTGCAGCAGCAGCGAAGACTGCAGCAGAAGCAACAGCCTCTGCAGATGCAACTACAAAGGCAAATGCTGCAAAGACTGCAGCAGAAGCAACAGCCTCTGCAGATGCAACTACAAAGGCAAATGCTGCAAAGACTGCAGCAGAAGCAACAGCCTCTGCAGATGCTACAAGCAAGGCTAACGCAGCACAGGCTGCAGCAATCTCAGCAGCATCATCAGATGCAACTACAAAGGCTAACGCTGCACAAGCAGCAGCAATCTCAGCATCAGCATCAGCAATTTCAACAGCAATAGCAACAGAAGTTACAGACCGTAACACTGCAATTGGTACAGCAGTATCAAACCTTGTAGATGGAGCACCAGCACTTCTAAATACACTTGATGAACTTGCAGCAGCACTTGCTAATTCACCAGACACAGTTTCAAACCTTTCAACTCTTGTTGGAACAAAGGCTCCGTTAGCATCACCAGCATTAACTGGCGTTCCAACCGCACCTACTGCAGCAGCAAATACTGATACAACTCAGATTGCAACTACAGCATTTGCTAAGGCAGAAGCAGATGCAGCACAGACTGCAGCAGAAGCAACAGCATCAGCAGATGCAACATCAAAGGCTAACTCTGCAGTATCAACTGCTTCAGCAGATGCTACTTCAAAGGCTAATGCTGCACAGGCTGCAGCAATTGCACACGCAGATGCTCTTACAACATCTGATGTAGCAGAAGGAACAGCGCAGTATTTCACAGATGCTCGTTCTAAGTCTTCAGCAGCAGATCTTTTGACTGGTGCTACAAAGACTAACATTACAATTACAGGTTCAGGTACAGGTCTTGTTATTACCGCAGAAAACGGTGTAGCAGATTCTACAACAACTGATCTTGCAGAAGGTACAAACCTTTACTTTACAAATGCTCGTGCAATATCTGCAACAGCAGCATCATACGATGTTCTTGGTGCAGCAGCAGCAGCAAAGACTGCAGCAGAGGCTACCGCTTCAGCAGACGCTACAAGCAAGGCCAACTCTGCAAAGACTGCAGCAGAAGCAACAGCATCAGCAGATGCTACAAGCAAGGCTAACGCAGCCCAAACAGCAGCACAATCATTTGCTACTTCAGCAGACACAGCACTTCTTGGAACAGTAACAACAAATATTGCAACTGCTAAATCTGGAGCCGAAGCAACTGCAGCAGCAGACGCTACTTCAAAGGTTGCTGCAGAAGCAGCACTTAGAGTATCTGCAGACACAGCAGCAATTGCAACCGCAGCATCAGATGCAACCACTAAGGTTGCTGCAGAAGCAGCACTTAGAGTATCAGGAGATTCAGCATCAGTTGCGACAGCAGCAGGAGACGCTACTACAAAGGCTGACGCAGCCCAAGCAGCAGCAATCTCCGCAGCAGCAACAGATGCAACTACAAAGGCTAACACAGCAATTTCTACAGCATCATCAGATGCAACTACAAAGGCTAACGCTGCACAAGCAGCAGCAGCATCAGATGCAACTACAAAGGCTAACGCTGCACAAGCAGCAGCAGCATCAGATGCTACTACAAAGGCTAACGCTGCATTAACAAGTGCAAATTCTTATACAGATGCTGGAATTTCAGCGCTTGTAGGTGGAGCACCAGCACTTCTCAATACTCTTAATGAGTTGGCAGATGCAATTGGTGACGACGCTAACTTTGCCACAACACTAACAACATCCGTTGGAACAAAGGTTTCAAAGGCTGGCGACACAATGACAGGTGCTTTGACACTTTCAGGTGCACCAACATCAGGACTACACGCAGCAACAAAGGATTACGCAGATGGAATTGGAAGCACCGCTTCAGCAGATGCTACTACAAAGTCTGACGCAGCAGAAGCAGATGCTATCTCAGCAGCAGCCTCAGATGCTACTTCAAAGGTTGCTGCAGAAGCAGCACTTAGAGTATCAGGCGATGCAGCCTCAGTATCAACTGCTTCAGCAGATGCAACTACAAAGGCTAACGCTGCACAAGCAGCAGCAGCATCAGATGCTACTACAAAGGCTAACGCTGCACAAGCAGCAGCAGCATCAGATGCTACAAGCAAGGCTAACGCAGCACAGGCTGCAGCAATCTCAGCAGCAGCATCAGATGCTACTACAAAAGCAAATGCTGCATTAACTTCAGCACAAACTTATGCAGATGCACTTACAACAGCAGACGTAGCAGAAGTTACAAACCTATACTTTACAGCAGCAAGAGCCGTAACTGCTCTTCAAAATGTAACACCAAACTTCACAGAAGTTGAAGTGAATTCAGTTGCTAAGCAGGTTGCAGCAACATCATCAGCACCAACAGCAGGAGTTCAGATGGCCTACGCATGGCCTAAGAGTGCCTACCGTTCAGCAGAATTTCTTGTAAAGGTTGGCGCAGGAGTAAACACTGAAGTATCAAAGGTTCTTTTGACACTTGATACTGCAGACAACATTGCAATTACTGAATACGGAATTGTTGCAACAAATGTTTCACTAGCAGGAGTTTCAGCAGTAGTTTCAGGAAGCAATGTTGAACTAAGAGTAACAACTCTAAACAATACTTCAGTAATTACTGTAGTTGGAACACTTCTTGTATAATAAAAAATAAAAATAGTTGGAAGAGGGAGCAATAAATGGCAACAGAGAACAAAGACTTTAAAGTCAAGAATGGCTTAGCCGTAGCAAACGGCGGTACATTCGGAGGTGCAGTAACAGTAGGAACTCCTACCATTGCAGCACACGCAGCGACCAAGGCATATGTAGATTCACTAACAGGATCTATGGCTGTATCATCAACTGCTCCTTCTTCACCAACTAATGGAACACAGTGGTTAGACACTGCAACAAATAGAGTTAATTTCTATTACGATGGTTCTTGGTATACCCAAGCAACTATTGATGATACAAATAATTTACCACAACATATTCACGATACCGCAATTGATGGAACTGGTTTCATAGTATCTCAGTTCTATGAAGGTGGATCATTTAACAGCCCATTGGGTGTAGGTTTGGATGCTGGAGGCCCAAGTACAACAACTTGGACTGTAGTATTCGATGGCGGTAGTGTAGTAGATAACTTCAATTAAAATATTGATGTTATAATAAGATAAGTTAATGGGCAGCCCCCATAAAGGAGAAATAAAATATGGCAACAAGAATGCAACAGCGCAGAGGAACTGCAGCACAATGGACGGCTGCAAACCCTGTTTTAGCAGCAGGTGAAATCGGATTCGAAACCGACACAAGTAAGTTTAAGATGGGTAACGGCTCATCAGCATGGGCAGCACTCACATATTTTGCTAATTCATCAGAACTAGCAGCACTAATTACTGGAGCACCAGGAACACTTGATACTCTTAATGAATTAGCAGCAGCAATTAATGATGATCCAAACTTCTTTACAAGTGTTGCAAACCAGATTGCAGACGCAGTCTCTGGCGCAGAAGTAGATCAGGCAGCCCTGGCTGGTGTAGGTATTGATTGGAATGCAGGAACTAATAAGTTTGATATAGACTCAACAGTTGCAACAACTTCTCATGTTTCAGGTGCAGTCCAAGATCATAGCCAGGACACATCTTCAGTACACGGAATTACAGATACACTTTCTCTTGTCACCTTGACAGGATCTCAATCTTTGACAAACAAGACATTGCAATATCCAGCGATAACTAGTCCTACTGGTTTAGTTAAAAACGATGTTGGTCTACCAGAAGTAGATAATACTTCAGACGCCAACAAGCCTCTATCTAACACAGCAGTTGCTGCCCTAGAGTTAAAGGCAAACCTTGCAGCGCCAACATTTACAGGAACAGTAACACTTCCATCAACAACACTTATTGGTGATGTTAACTATTCAGAGTTGAGCATTCTTAATGGTGCAACCATTACTACTGCAGAACTTAACCATGTAGATGGAGTAACATCTGCAATTCAAACACAGATAGACACTAAGGCTCCTACAGCCTCACCAACATTTACTGGAACAGTATCTGGAGTTACTGCAGCACATGTTGGACTAGGTAATGTCAATAACACATCTGATGCCAACAAGCCAGTTTCAACTGCAACTCAGACAGCACTTGATCTTAAGGCACCACTGGCTTCACCAGCACTTACAGGAACACCAACAGCACCAACTGCAGTAGCAGGAACTAACACTACTCAGGTTGCAACAACTGCATATGCAGACGCAGCCGTTGCTGCTCTAGTTGCTTCTGCTCCAGCAGCACTAAATACTCTTAACGAGTTGGCAACTGCGCTTGGAAATGACGCATCATTCTCATCAACAATTGCAAATTCAATTGGACTAAAAGCACCAATTGCATCACCAACATTTACAGGAACAGTTTCTGGAATTACCAAAACTATGGTTGGCCTTGGAAACGTTGATAACACAACAGATGCATTAAAGCCAGTTTCAAGTGCTACCCAAACTGCACTTGATGCAAAACTTGCTTCTGCAACAGCAGCAACAACTTATGCGCCAATTGCTTCACCTACATTTACTGGAACAGTATCTGGAGTTACAAAGGCACATGTAGGCTTAGGAAACGCTGATGATACATCAGATGCTAACAAGCCAGTATCAACTGCAACTCAGACAGCACTTAATCTAAAGGCTCCTGTTGGAACACCAACATTTACAGGACTTGTGACTATCGCTGCACAGGGTATAGCGTTCACAGATGGCACTCAGACAATGGAAGGCGTTCCTTCACGGACACCTATTATCCAAAAGATAGACTCTTACACTCTTTCAGCACTTTCAGAAAGAGATTCACTTATTGAAATGAATAAGGCAACAGCAGTAACAGTAACTATACCGTTAAATGCAACTGTTGCTTATCCAGTAGGATCATCTATAGATATCCTACAAACAGGTGCAGGTCAGGTAACTATCGCTGCAGCAGCAGGAGTAACTATTAATGCTACTCCAGGATTTAAACTACGTACACAGTGGTCTTCTGCAACTCTTATGAAGAGAGCAACTAACACATGGGTAATCGTAGGAGATCTAACAGCATAAAAAAAATAATAAAAGAAATTGGAGAAAAAAAATGGCAAAGAAAGAATTAGGATCGAAGTCTCTACAACAGAATGACTTCTTAGAACCAAAGGCGCCAACAGGCGTTACAGCAATAGACGTAGGAACTGCTCGCTCATTCAATAATGGAGCAGCAACAGTTTCTTTTTCTTTGCCAGCAGACTCTCCAGCAGCAACATCTTATACAGTTACATCTTCTCCAGGAGGATTTACTGGAACAGGTGCAGGATCACCAATAACTGTTGCAGCACTTTTATCTAACACATCTTACACATTTACAGTTACAGCAACAAATGCTTCAGGAACATCTGCTGCATCTGCTGCTTCTGCTGCAATTACAGCAACAACAGTCCCAGCAACTTTGAGTGCTCCAACTGCAACTACAGCAGTAAACCTAGATACAGTTAACTGGGCAGCACCTGCAAACGGTGGAAAAGCAATCACTAACTATACTTGGGCATCATCAGATAATAAGGGTGCAACACTTAATGCAACCTCTACAACAGTAGCCCAAGAAGGAGATACTGCTCAGACATATACCGTTTATGCAACAAATGCTAACGGTAACTCTACAGTATCTCCAGCATCAAACAGTGTTACAACAACACCACCGTTCTTCCCACCGTTCTTCCCACCGTTCTTCCCACCAGCATTCCCATTCTTCCCACCATCATTCTGTCCATTCTTCCCACCGTTCTTCCCAGGATTTTGTCCATCATTCTGTCCATCATTCTGTCCATCATTCTGTCCATTCTTCCCAAGTTTCTGCCCGTCATTTGGACCAAGTTTCCAGACATTCTGTTGTCCAAACTGTTTCCAAGTACCAGCAAGTGCATCTTATGAGGACTACTGCTAAATATGAATAAAATAAAAGGAGAAAAAAATGAATAATTCTACAGTATATACAGTTAGCATATCATTCGGAGAAAAATCATCTTCTATTGAGATGGATAAGCAAATTCATGATTTGCTATTCTACAAGAACTACACACAAGATCCAGAGTTTACCCCAATTACTGGTGGCATTCTTATTAAGTTTATTAAAGATGCAGATTCATACTATTGGAAAGTAGATCAGAATACATCTGAAATTTTAAAAGAAGAATATTCTTTAGATATTTTAGATAAAAAAGAAGTAGCAACAGAAGATCGTATATAAACGCTTTTTATGGTACAATTGTTTTGTAGATAGTACCAGTAAGGAGATTTATAAATGAATTTTGAAAAACATTACTACTTTGACCTAGACGGAGACAAGGTTTTGTTTTACAAGTTAATGCTAGATGAAAACAAAAACCCTTATGAAGGATATGAGGGAAAAATGTTTGGTCTAGAAAACAATCCTTTGATTTTAGATATAACTAGTTTAGGATATATACCAAAAAGAGGAAGTATTTGGGATGGAAAAACTTTTAAATTAGAAGGAGTTGACAATCTCAATCTTGACACACAAAAAATACATCTTACTTGCAGTGACTATACTTCTATTTCATTTTTAGTAAATAACACTGTAACTGGTTGTATGTCTTGGTGTCATGGCTCTGCAGATAATGATGTAATAATTGCAGCAGCAAAAAGCAATCCAAAAATTATTTATAAAGAAGTGGAAGTTGAGTAGAAAATGTCAGAAGAATTAACTCCTTGGCAACAATATAAAAAAAATCTAGGGGAAACAAGACCTTGGGATTTTTTAGATTCAAACACTGAGTATGCTTCAGAAGAAGAAAAGAACACAAGAATTGATATTTGTAGGTCATGTCCTGAATTTATAAAACTAACAACTACATGTAAAAAGTGCGGTTGCTTTATGGCAGCAAAAACAAAGTTACAAGATGCTTCTTGCCCTATAGGAAAATGGTAAAAATGAAAAATGATATAAGTTGGATAGACTTGCCAAGAGTTGAGTTATCAAAAAATAGAGTAGAAAAAAGAATGATTTCAGAAGGAATAGAAGTAATTAACTTAGACTATGGAATTAATCTATACAGAAATGTTTTTAGCGTTGATCAAGGATTATACATAATATCAAAACTTGAAAAAGTAATAGAAGAAAAAAATGAATTTAAATGGAATTCTGCAACTGTAAATGATACAGAAAAAATAGATACAGTAAGAAACTGCTTTGATCTAAAATATAAGAGAGAAAATTTAGGCAAAATTGTTGAGTTTAATCAAGATCTGTTTGACATACATGAAGAAGTTGAAAATTATCTAGACAAGTCTTTAAGAGATTATGAGTCTTTGTGGCATTTGCAAGTAAGATATAAAGAGGCTTTTAATTTTGTAAAGTATTTGCCAGGAGAATATTTTAAAATTCATGCAGATGATGGTCCATATTACACTTGCACTATATCTGCAGTTATCTATCTTAATGATGATTACGAGGGTGGAGAAATAGAATTTCCTAGACACGATATGAAGATAAAACCACAAGCAGGCGATATAATTTTGTTCCCATCTAACTTTGTATATGAGCACTCATCTTGCAAGGTAACAGAAGGAACAAAGTATTCTGTAGTAATAATGACAGACTATAATGATATTCATCATAAAGAATAGAGAGAAAGGTATATTATGAATAATAAAGAAGAAAACACGGAAAACTCTAAAAAATCTTGGACATCTGTAGAAGATTTGGGAAGTGGTATATTTGTTTATAGAAATGTAATAACCACAGAGTTAAATGCAATTCAAAGACTAGAAGAAGTCTTAAACAAAGAAGGTAACGGTTTTACTTGGCAACCAGCATATGTTGGATATCAGCAACTTATGCCAAACTATAGAGACTGCGAAGACTTTAAGTTTAAAAAAACAGACATTGAAAATAATTTGTCAGAAGACTCTATAAAACTACAAGAACTCTGGCAAGACTGCTATGATAGACAAAAACTAGCAGTTAATGACTATCAAAGACGTTTTAACATAGGAGAGTTAAGGTATTGGGAGGCCATGAATTTTGTAAAGTACACAGAAGGAAAGCATTTCCAGTATCATCATGATCATGGATCCTCTTATAACTGCACAGTATCTTTAGTTGCTTATCCAAATGATGATTACGAGGGTGGAGAACTTTCCTTTAGACATCAACAACTAGTGATAAAGCCACAGGCTGGAGATCTATATATCTTCCCATCAAACTACATGTATAGTCATAGAGCGATGCCAGTTCATTCAGGAACAAAGTATTCTATTGTTACGATGCTTGATCACAGTGCAAAGTATCATAGACCAGAAATGTTTGTAGAAACTGGAGACTAAGTTGGATATAGAAATTTACCAGTCAGGTAATGGCCACATAAACTTTTCAACACTTCCACCCAATAGAGACTGGATGGACAAAACATTTGAAAAGCATGCGTACAGGTGTTTGCCAGTATCTCTTTCAAACACACTTGGCTGGACATTTTCTTTTCCTGAAGATATATCTTTTATATGGGATGGAAACGATAGTTCTGAACAGGGCCATGTGAAGGTTATTTCTGGAGAAAGGTTTGTATCCACTAATAGAGCAAACGCAACAATAAGTTTTGAGACTGGGCTTTGGCTTAGAACAAAAGAAAGCGTTAGCGTTTTGCTTATGCCAGTTCCAAACCAGTTTATTGATGGTGTTCAAGGGTTTACAACAATTATAAATACTTCTGTTTTGTCTCCACCAATACCGTATGCCTGGAAAATAACAAAAGCAAATGAGGTTATTACGATACCAGCAAATACTCCTATTGTCTCAATACTTCCAATAAGCCTAAAATCTATTCAGGATACTGTTTTTGTATTAAAAACAGAAAATTTTGGAAATGAATTTCACACAAACCTGTCTGACTACGGATCAAGATCTGCAGAAATAACACAATCTGGATCTTGGACAAATTTCTACAGGGATGCCGTAAATCATCTTGGAGAAAAAACAGGTAGTCATGAATTAAAAAGCATAAAACTATCTATTAAAGATGAAAGAGGTATATAGTTGAATATCAATAAGATAACTTTTACAGCAAATAAAATATGGTTATCAAAAGATAGTAACTCTGTTCCAAGACCAATAATAAAAACAATTCCAGATTGGTTTAGAAAGGCTGATAGGTTTATAAAGTCTCCTGTGGATGAAAGTTTTGTAATAGGTCCAGATAGGGGAAAAATTCCTACATGGAAAGCCTGCCCAGCAATATTTGATATAATGGGCACTGGATATTCGATCAATACTCCATGTGATATTGAGTTTTATATGACAGAGTCTGGCCTAAAGCACAGGGTATTAAATAAAAAGTATCAAGATTTTATTCAGGTAAGAGAAGAAATGGCACAGTTTGAACATCCTCATGGATACTATAAAGAACACTTTGCACTTACATGTGATTGGCAGATAAAACTTCCAGAAGGTTATAGCGCTCTATACTCTCAACCTTTTAATAGGTTTGAGTTGCCATTTTTGGTGACTAGTGGAATTATAGATAATGACAAGGTTCATCTTCCTGGATCCTTACCATTTTTTATTCAAGAAGGTTTTGAAGGTATTATTCCAGCAGGTACACCATATACACAACTTATCCCATTTAAAAGAGAAAATTGGGTTTCTGATATTATAGAACAAAATGATGCAATGCAATTAATGAAGCAGGCAATGGAAAATGCAAGTATCTATAGAAAACCAGACGGAGGAATATACAAGAATAATGTTTGGGAGCCAAGGAAATATGAGTAGATACACTGGTATAATGATTTTATGAACAATAGTGAATTTTCTAATAATGGTCCAAGCGAGAGGGTATCTATAACAAAGTCTGGACATTTTGGATCCGATAAGTCTATGATACAGGCAAGAGATAACTTTATGACAGAAGAAGAGTTACAGTTCTTGTCAAGTCAAGCAAGAGATATAACTGAATGGGATATAACTGAAACACACTATAATGAAGAAGGAACTGTTATATATGACTCAAAATATTGGGACAATAGAGTAGCAACTCAACTTACTTTAGATAAAAAAGATACAAGAATTAATCCAGCCATAGTAGTTTTACAAGAAAGATTAAAAAAAGAAGTAGATGATTTTTTTAGTGTAGATGCTTTTCCAACTAGTACTGCAATTGTTCGTTGGCTACCTGGCCAACTACAAAACCCACATGCAGATAAAGAATTACACGAAGGTGAAAATGCTGGAAAGCCTAATGATTTTCCTTGGTATGATATTGCTGGACTGTTTTATTTAAATAATGATTATGAGGGTGGAGAGTTATATTTTCCAAATCAAGATATTAGTTTTAAACCAAAAGCAGGATCTGCATATTTTTTCCCAGGAGACATGAACTATATTCACGGTGTTAGTGAAATTAAAAGTGGAATCAGATATGTTATTCCATTCTTTTTTACTATACTATCTCATAAGGAGAAAATAAATGATAATTGATAACTTGGACAAAAAAAATTTTATATACTTAAAAGATGAAAAAAATACTAAGGGTGTTCTTGGAATAACAGATAACAGAATTGTTGAAATTCCAAACTTTGTAGACAAAGATACAGCAGAAGGAATTATATCCTATGTTGAGTCAAAAGGAGATAATTGGGGAGACATAGCGTTTTATGGTTCTTCTGGAATGGGATTATCTCCAAATGATCCAACATTAATAGAAAATGGACTAACCAATAATTTTTTTGAAGATTTAAGAGAAAAGTTTAAAGATGCTGTTGAATTAGTCTTTGATAGAAAAGTTAAAGCAAATACCTCTCATGCACAAAAGTGGGATGTTGGAGGATTTGCTTCACCTCATTCAGACAACTCTGACTTTGAAGGAAACCCAAATGCTTTTGAGATTAACAAGTATGTTGGTATTTTATATTTAAATGATAATTATTCTGGAGGCAATTTGTTTTTTGTTGAAGAGAGCGATGAAAAATCTGAAAATGTTGATATGTATGGAAAGGTAGTTCCAATATGGAAAGATCCGTATCTTTCATTTAAGCCAAACGCTTACTCATATTATGTTTTCCCAGGAGGATTAGAAAATATACACGGCGTAAGTGAAATATTAGATGGAACAAGATACACCATGGTTTCTTTCTGGGATTACGAAGATGCCTTATATAGTCAGGAAACTTTAGATAGGTGGGACGAAGAAGAAAAAGAAGTTAGAAGGCAGCAGGCTATTCAAAAAGAAGAATGGCAAAAAAATTAATTAAATAAAAGTCTAGTCAAAAGTTTTATGGTTTTGCTTTTTCAAAACTCTGCTATACTTAAACTGTTTCGTTTTTGAAAGGATCCTGTAAATGTCAGAAAATATAATAGAGTTTATTGAATTACCACTAATACATTCTAAAGTTAACTTTTCTTTTCCACACCCAATATCTGCACAAGAAACAGCACCATCTTGGTATAAAGCACAGCCTTCATCTTTTAGTAAAGATGGTAAAGACAGAAACGAAAACCTAACTATAAAAAAATGTTTGCCAATCTTTGATGCAATGACTATGGGCTATTTGTTTCTTATGCCAGTTTCTCTATACATTAATACTAAAAATGAACAAGTTGAATGGAGTGTAGATGAAGAATTTTCTAGTATAAAAGACATATTAATTAGTTGGCATTCTTCAGAACAGGTGTCTCACTATCCATCTAAATCCAATATCTATGTAAATAACTTACTTAGGATTATGCCTATGTGGATGACAAAAACTCCTGAAGGATACAGCACATTATTTACATCTCCAATACATCAATCAAATATTCCAATAAAAGCAGTAGAAGCAGTAATAGATACAGATAAATTTCTTCCTGCTTCAAGAAATGTATTCTTTTTAGAAAAAAATTTTGAAGGAGTTATAAAAAAGGGAACTCCAATACTGCAGGTCATACCTTTTAAAAGAGAGTCTTGGAAGATGAGTCTTGGGGTAGATCATAATGCAGAACAGGTAATGGATCAAAGAAGACGCAAAAACCCCTTTTTCCCAAATGGATATCGCAATATAGCATGGGAAAAAAAGAACTTTAGTTAGGCTTAAACATTAAGAACACATTGAGAGTTTTGCTTTTTATAAAACTCTGCTATACTTAAGACTATTCCGTTTTTGAAAGGACGATACACATGTCAGATTTTTTTAGTTTTAAACTTCCAGAGGACTTCGTAGAAAAGTATAAGAGCCAAGAAAGCCCATTTGGGTTTAAGGATGCAGCAGAAAATTCACTTGGAGAAATTACTTTTATTCGTACATATTCTCGTATGAAAGAAAATGGAACTAAAGAAAGATGGCATGAAGTTTGTCGGCGTGTAATCGAGGGTATGTATTCAGTACAAAAGAATCATGCTAAAGAAAATCGTTTGCCTTGGAATGACTACAAGGCTCAGAAGTCTGCACAAGAAGCATTCCAAAGAATGTTTGAATTAAAGTGGACTCCACCAGGTCGCGGTATGTGGGCATTTGGAACCCCTATGAC